GCACACTTGAACACGCTTCAAAGATTGACGGCGTTACTGTGGTAGAAAGTTGGCTTGTTGAAGATTCTAAGAAAGACAAGAGTGCGTTGTATGGATTTGACTTGCCTGTTGGAACTTGGATGATTGCTTCTAAGGTTAACAACAAAGACATTTGGGAAAAGGTAAAGAAGCGCGAAGTTCGTGGATATAGTATTGAAGGATATTTCACTGATAGGTTAGTTGAAATGAAGCGTGGAAAGCTATGCAAGAATTGTCCTGAAGACGAACAAATTATCGAAGAACTTAAAGCGATAATCTTAGAAGAAGTTTCTCCATCGGGTGAACTAAACGGACAGCCCCTATTTAAGAAGGCGCAAGACGCACAACTTTGGGGTGAAATCTTTTTCAATAGGACGGGATTCGATGCCGTTTCGGTTAATGGTGAGACACTATTTAGCGCAAAGGAAAGCTTTGAATCGTACCCTTGGGACGAATGTATTCGCGACCAAACAAACCGCTACGGATCTAAGGAAGTAGCTGAAAAGGTTTGCGGAATGATAAGGTCAAAATATGGTTGAAAATAAACACCTTAAATAGGTTTATATATATCAGTGTAAAATATTTTAATTACTAGTAATGAACACAGTTGAAAAAATCAGAAAGGCANTAGGACTTCCACAAACGAAGTTATATGCCGAAGCTCGTCTTGACGACGGGCGTGTTGTCGTTACCGAAGCCGATGCGATGGATGTCGGCGTTGAAGTAAGAATCCTTGACGATAGTGGCGAGGCATCATTACTTGACGCTGGAACGTACACGCTTGAGGACGGAACAAAAATTATTGTAAGCGAAGATTCTCGTCTTGCACAAATTGGTGACGACGAAATCGAAGTTGAAGTTGAACTTGAAACAATTCCCGAAGCGGAAGAAGAAGGTTATCGTGATGGTATCGACGACGAAAAAGAAGACGTTCGTGAAGATATGAACTACGATAAGGTTCGCGACGCTTTAGACCAAGGATTCCCGGATTTAGGTCAAGACACTATTGACGCTATCGCAACTTTAGTTTCTGCTATCTACAACGAAGAAGAAGTTGTTGTTGAAGCAAACGAAGAAGAAGAAGAAGAAAAAGAAGATATGTCTTTAATTCTTGAAGAAGCATTTGCAAGCATCAGCAAAAGACTTGACGCATTAGAGGACGCACCCGCATCAAAGGGGGTGACGCACTCACCAAACAAACTATCGGCTCAGCACAAGTCGGTGGATTTATCTAAATTAAATAGTGTAGATCGTGCGCTACACATAATCAATTCACACCGATAATATAATGAATTATCTAACTAATAAGAAGTACAACTTCGACATTGACGCATCAGTCAATACTTACGCCGGTGAACTTGCATTGCCTTATGTGAGCGCGGCTTTACTTGGGGCAGAAACGATTGCTAAAGGTCGTTGTCGCTTTATTGAAGGCATCGTTGGCAAGGTTGTTATATCAGGACTTGCAGTTTCGGACACTATCCAAGCGGCAAATTGTTCTTGGAATGACGGAAGCAACACAGCTTTAACTGAGCAAGTTCTTAACCCAGCAGACTTAGCTGTTATGGAAGAAGTTTGTAGAAAGACAATGTACCCAACTTGGATAGCTGCTAATGGTAGAATGGAAAGAAACGGCGACATACCTGTTGCTTGGACTGACTTCCTTCTTGGAGCAGTTGCAGAAAGAACAGGAACTAACCTAGAAGAAAAGCTTTGGGTAGGTGATGCAGCCGGAACTTTCGGCGTAGGATTCCTTTCTAACGATGGAGTTGTTGACGATGCAGGTATCGACGCATCAGCTTGTAAAGACTTCACGGAAGCTACAGTTGCGGCGACGTTCACAGCGGCAAATATCCTTGCTCAAATGGACATCGTATTTGCGGCGGCGGCTAACATACCGGGCATTCTTCAAAAGCCGGGATGTGGTTTCTACGTTTCTTATGAGGCATACGCTTTCTTCTTACAGGCTATGGCTACTCAGAACACTGGACCTGGTTACAACCAATCTTTCGAAGGTGCTAACTACCTTGGATATCCTGTGTACCCAACTCACGGAATTACTAACACTGCCGACGTTATTGTATTCACTTACCCTGACAACCTTGTTGTAGGTGCTAACAGCTACACGGCTGACATTTCTGCACAACTAATTCCAACATACGCTTACGATGGTTCGGACAACGTTCGCGTTGCTATGCGTTTCGCTTGTGGAGTTCAGACCGCAGTTGGTGCTGATGGGATTGTTGGATTTAACTTTGCTTAACCCTTAAAATAGAATAATATGCCTTGTTTAATTTCAGCCGCTAGAGGAATCGATTGCCGCGATGCAATCGGAGGATTGAAGGCAATTTATTTTTGTAGTAATTACGCTTCTAACATACTTGCTTCGGCGACGGTNACGCCTACAACATATACTATCACAGACGCAGACTTTGCGGATTGGGATATATATGGANCGCCAACAACCGATAAAGTTCAAGTATATAAGTACAATTTAGTTACTGACCTTTCTAACTTTACAACAGCTATTGAAGCTGATAAAGCGACGGGTTCAGTAATGTACAATCAGACTTTGAACGTAGTATTACATAAAGTGGTTGCCGCAGACTTATTCCAACTAGGACTTATCGCAAAGAATCGCGCACAAATCTTTGTTCAAGATTCAAACGATAATGTCTTCTTAATGGGAATAAGCGATGGGTGTTACCTTACAGGTGGTGATACAATAGCAACAGGAACNANCCGTTCAGATATGAATGGCCTGACGCTTAATTTCACNGCNAAGGAACAAGACCCATTATACATACTTGCCGCACCAACGGTAGGAGGTACGAACTATCCATTCGATGGATTGGACGATTCCGATAAGATAGCAATTACAACAGCGTAATAGTTGATGTGATTTAATAGAAAAGGGTGGGTGGCAATACGCCGTCCACCTTTTTTCATTCTAAACAAATACCTAGTCTTTATATATTCCATAGATGCTACAAATAAGGAACGCAAATAACACCACCAATACTGACGTAACACAAAACATATACGTCACAGCAAACGATTTGCAGACTATTGCACAAGCTAGTGTGTATTACTTAATTGAATTAACGTCCTTGGGTTCAAAGAATTCGTTGTATTTTATACCGACTTCAGTAAATAGTGACGACCTTCCACGTTATGTTCGAATGACTTTTACCATAATAGACAAAGACGAAACCGCATCACCGACAACGGGGCGAATCAAATTCTACGATGCAACGGGAAAGCTAGACACTTATCCGATGGGATTCTACACTTATAACATATACGAGCAAACAAGTAACTCAAACCTTGACCCAGCGAACGCGACACTACTTCAGGAAGGTATGGCATACGTTCGTGACTATTCCGGGAATATGGAAGAAGTGACCCCCGACTTTAGTGAGTACAACGCTTCAACCACACAATACGTTTATCCATAATGAACAAACACGACTTCAGCGTTATCAATTACACGGACCAAGAAATTCCTAGCTTCCAAGAAAAGCAAGGACAAAAGTTCGTAAGCTATGGACACGACGACCTTTATGGTGACTACTTGCGTGATCTATTCTTAGCGAGTTCAACTAATGGTGCAATCATTAACGGCGTTGCTGATATGATTTATGGTGGTGGATTAGACGCTACCGATAGGGACGATAGTGACGCCAAGCGCGAACAATGGCTTCGCCTTCAAGACTTACTTCGTAAGAGTTCGGACGACCTACTTCAAAGAGTTGCTTTTGACGTTAAACTTTACGGAATGTGCTACGTCAATGTGATATGGAATAAGCCAAGAACACGCATCGCTTGTTTGAAGCACTTACCCGTTCACACAATGCGTAGTGGTGTCGCTGATTCTGAGGGGGTAATAAGCGAGTTTTATTACAAATCCGACTGGAAGGATAGGAGAGAAAAAGAAAAGGCCATAAAAGCGTTCTCTTTAGAAGACCGAACTACGGCTTCGACGTGCTTTCAGATTAAAAGATACACGCCTTCACTTCACTACTATTCCGTTCCAGACTACGCTGGTGGAACTAACTATGCGGAATTAGATCAACGAATTAGTGACTTCCATTTATCGAACATACGAAGGGGCTTTTTTCCAAGTATGTTACTGTCGTTCAAAAATGGTATTCCAACACAAGAAGAACGTCGCGTAATAGAACAAAAGGTTATTGACAAATTCACTGGCGACGATAACGCCGGACGTATTCTAATCACGTTTAACGATGGTGACGAAACCGCGCCGGAGTTTACACCTATCCAACAAA